CTGGTTACCTGGAGGTGTCGCCAAGGACCGAGGAGAATATCGTGGCCAAGAAAGATGCCCACGTTGATGTCCCGGCCCCCGTGGACACCGCCACTGAAAATGGGGCCGAAGAGAAAGGTGCTCTCGATGAAGAGCGCATTGTGCAGGAAGCACGGGATGCGGCAGTGGAAGCTGTCCGCACCAGTGACCCCTTCTCTGCGCTTACCGAAAACCAAAAGGCAACGCTGATGCGTCTCGCCTGCGTCGTCGAATCAGCCGAAGAAGAAAAGGCTGAAGATGACGTGCTCGCGGAACAAGTCAAACGCGTTGCCGACCAGGCCGAGGTGGACAGACAGCGCCTTGCCGAGGCCGAGGAGATGAACGCTCAACTCCTCACCAAGCTTCGCTCCCTGGAAGAGACCATCGAGTCGGAGCGCCTAGAGAAGGCGATTTCAGACGCGATTTCAGTTGCAGTAGGCGAGGTGGCCCATGGCACTCGCATTCGTGGAGAGCTCGAGGCACTCGTTACGGAGGGTCGAATCACCACTGCTGACGATGTCTCCATCTGGGCAACGCGTCTGAATTCGCTTGTTGAGGGTGTTGAGTCGGACCGACGCAACGCTACCGGAGAGGCCATTGTCGAGGCGGTTGACGCTTCTGATGATCTGGTCCCAGAGACCACCGAGGAAAGTACGGTTACCCGAGGCCCCGGCCTCCTCGACGAAAACTTCGCTGATACGTTACGCAACATCATTGACAAGGACCGCGCCCACGCGGGGCGAGTCTAAAAGGAGACAGAAATGCATGGCGCACTTCTAGACCCCCGCGTTCCGGCGCCCGCCGTCGAGGGAAAGTGGGGCGAATTCATCAAGACGACTGACCCGGTTAAACGGCGTTGGATCGCTCATAATCTAAATAGCCAGTACCGATATATGCAGGAATCTGCTGCTTCGGGCCTGTTCGATGCGCGTTTCCGTGGCGATGGGGTCAACCTCTTCGCTGGACCGCGCAGTCTCACAGAGAACACGACCACCTCGAGCGACATTGCTGTTTTCACTCAGCAAAGCCTCGCGATGGTCGAGATGGTTTTCGAGCGAATCATCATCGACGAGCTCGTCTCTGTCGCATCGATGAGTGGGCCGACCGCCTTCGTTCACAACATGGGATTCCAGCAGGCTGACGCCGGGGAATTCTATGATGCCGGGTCGGACTTCAACGCTGGCCTTGACCCCGATTATTCGGACTGTCCGACTGAGTGCGATGACGCAAAGGGTGTCGACTTCTCGTTGACCTCAACGCTGATCACGGCAGACTGTAAGCGACTGAAGGCTGACTTCTGTGTTCCTGCCGAGCAGGATCTGCAGAGCCAGTACGGCATCAGCCTGGGTGACCGACTGCGACAATTCATGGCCCTCCAGATGCAGCGAGAAATTCAGGGTGAGATTCTTGCCCAACTCATCGCTGGCGCTGGCTCGACCGTGACTTGGAGTGCCGTGCCACCTGGAGGGTCTGTGTATGAAGACCTTGACCCCAAGGTTTGGCAACAGACGCTGTATGATGCCATCTCGGCGGCAGACAACGACATCTTCAAGAGTACTGACGGTTACCGTCGGGCCAACTGGATCGCAGGCGATCCTGACGGCCTGCAGTACTTGTTGGAGTTGAAGCAGTTTGCCCTCGAAATGAACGCTCCCGCACCGCGACCGCAAAGCGGCGAGGGACACGTTGACGAGTACGCGAATTTCTACGGCACCGCGAACGGTCTGTACCGTGTGTACAAATTCCCGTTCATGCCAGCGAATACGCTGATCCTGGGCGTGAAGTCCTCTGCTCCCCAAGAGCAGGCCTTCCTGCACGCCGTCTACATCCCGGTCACCGACCTGGGCACCTTCCGAGATCCTGGCAAGGCCAAGGTCACCATCGGCGCTCAGACGCGGTATGCGAACGTCATGCTTCGATCTGGATTGTTCGCGGTGGTTCAGATCACCCCGGCGCCGTAACTCCATTACACCGGCAGCACAGCCTCCCCCTCTTCCCTGTGCATGTGCTGCCGGTGGCCCTATAGTGAGGGCGCGTTCGGTGCAACGACGCGGACAAAGCAGTCGGTCCGAGTGCCGTGCCGCCCCCTCGATTTGACTACGGTGAGACTATGTGATCTCCTGCGTTACTTCGCGTGGCGCAGGGGGGACCATGTATTCCGACATGAGCAGGGAAGAAACGCTCGAGATTCTCGCAGACGAAAGTCCTGACACACGTCTAGCTGATGGGTTTGAGGGTGCCATGATCGGTGTCGCCCGCCACTTCACGAGAACGCTTGCGATGTACGATTACGGCAAGCGTGTGGAGGTTCTGATGCAAAGGGAGGGATGCTCACATGAGGAGGCGTGCGAGTACATTGAATTCAACGTGGTTGGCGCATGGGTTGGGGATAACACTCCCCTCTTTGTAACGCTGTTCTCTGAGTAATGTCACCCGCTCCCCGCTAATGTGACCCTATGCCGATCTCTGTTATCATCCCCGCCTATGGCCACGCCGAGTTTTTACTCGAAAGCATTACGTCTGTATTAGTTTCAAGTCCCGAGGTCGTTGGTCAACTGGTGGTGGTGGCTGATGGTGACAGGGAGTGCTACGGGGTCTCAAAGGCTGTCGATGACGTGCGCGTTCTTTCACTTCTCCTCGAGAGCAATAATGGATCATACATCGCGCAGAACACGGGAATACGCCACGCGTCTTGTGACTGGATAACCTTCGTCGGGGCTGACGACATACTGGCGCCCCGGCGCCTGGAAAGGATGCTTGAGCTCGCGGAGAGCGTGGGGCCCAAGGCTGTGGTCAACTCCTGGCACAAGAAGCTATTCGAGGGTGGCACGCTCGGGAAGATGAACACCGAGGCATTGGGCGGCGTCTTCATGTATCACCGCAGCATGCTTGCGGAGCTGGGAGGCTTTCGTGCGTGGCCATGCACCGCAGATAGCGACCTCTATTGGCGAGCCATGCGGAACCGTGGGCGCCGAGCGGTTGTCATGCGCCCGCTTTATCTATACCGTCAACATGGCGACCAGTTAACCAAACGTGAAGACACCGCGTTCGGCTCAGACGCTAGGAAGCGGTACGAGTTGATGGCGAGAGGATCAAAGGAGATCTTCGTCGAGGCGGCAACTGGCGCCATCGAAGAGCAAACGCCTGCGCAACAGGGTGTGGTGTGAGTGTGACAATGTTCATGCCGCCCCACTTGAGTGCGCTGAGTGCGGCAGCGCAGGAGAGCACATATGAGTACTAGCAAGGGTGGCACAACCGCAATCGTGGTCGCGCTTATAGCCGCACTCGGGGGTCTGGGGACCGCTATCGTCAACAGGGTGAGCCCTAGCGAACCCACTGCCACCATCACATATTCAGAAACGCGGCGCGTAGTGAATGAGATGTACAAGGAGCTCGTAAGGCTCGACGTCCGCGTTGGGTTGATGGAGTCTCGGGATGGCCGTAGACCAAAGAAGAACCGCAAGAGGGCCCGCATGGAGTTGCCCAAGATTAACGTATTACAGATGCGTGGGCCCGCCGATGAGACAGAATAAGTACAAGCTTTTGGTTGTCGCCCATGGCCGTCCTGGGTTTTATGGGGCCGACACTCTCTTTGGGGTGCTTTGGGCAGTTATCTTTCACCGCACCATGCACCTGATTCGTCACGGTCGGTGGTGCGACTGATGAAGCCGATCATTTTAACACAGAGCCGCCTACCGGGCCTCGTCTCGTTCTTCTTCCCCGTTGTCGCGATCACGCTTGGGCCCTTCATATTCTGCAAGGACAAACACCCCGACTCAATCCTGCTGGCCCACGAAAAGATCCATGTGAAGCAATGGACAGAATTACTTATAGTTGGGTTCCCTGTGCTTTACGTGGTGTCTTGGGTCGTGGCGCTGTTGCTCTACCGGAATGCCCACCAGGCATATCTGGCCATCCCATTTGAGCAGGAGGCCCGTGAGTATGCCTGGAAGCCGGAAAAGCGGCGCATGTTTGGGTGGGCAACTTATGACATCTAGACCCACCTAAGCCTGTGAGATCCCTGGTTCACATCGTTGGCGCCCGACCACAATTCGTAAAGATGGCCGTGGTTCTAGATGCATGGACGGGCCCGACTAGGCCCATCGTAATCCACACGGGTCAGCATTACGACGCTCGAATGTCCCAGGTTTTCTTCGACGACCTAGGCATCCCGCACCCCGACTATAATCTTGGTGTGGGCAGCGGCCCTCATGGCGCTCAGACCGCCGCAATGATGGTAGCCATCGAAGGCGTCCTGGCCACGCTGCCAAAGGGTGTAGTCGTTCTCTATGGCGACACCAATTCAACCTTGGCGGGGGGCGTTGTTGCGGCCAAAATGGGATGGCGGGTGGTTCATGTCGAGGCCGGGTTACGATCCGGCGACAGGACGATGCCCGAGGAATTAAACCGAATTGCCGTGGATCACATATCTGATCTTTTGCTCTGCCCCACACATCACGCCCTCAAAGAAATGACCAGAGAAGGCCTAGGCAGTCGGGCCCAATTCGCTGGCGATGTAATGCTTGACGCCGCCTTGAGCTCTATGGCGCGGGCAGCAACGACGCCGCTTGGCGAGTTTTTGAGGGGCACGTCGACCGAGGTGCCCGAGGGGTTTGAAGCCGCGCCTAGAGACGCCCTCGTTCAAGGCCAATACGGGGTAGCCACCTTACACCGGGCGGCGAATACCGATGACCCGATGCGCCTTGAGTGCCTCATCAGGACCCTTGGCCAACTCCCCTGGCCCGTCATCCTTCCGCTCCACCCTCGGACCCGCAATGCCATGGAGGTCAACCAGATTAAGGCTACGGGCAAACTAGTCGCCATTAGGCCAGCGGGATACCTTGATTTCGCCGCGCTCGTGGCGCATGGGCAACACGTACTTACGGACTCAGGCGGTGTCCAAAAGGAAGCACTCTTTCACGGCAGGCCCTGCACGACAATGCGCGATACAACGGAGTGGCCCGAGACCCTAGAGGGAGGGTGGAACGTATTGGTCGATGCTGATCCAGACGCCCTGGTCACGGCGGCTCAACGTGATGCGCCTGAGTTACCGCCACCGCTTGAGGCCTTTGGTGGGGGCAGAGCCGGCGTGGCCGTCTGTGCCGCGATTCAATCCCTTCTGATCGAGCCAGAGCCTAGGGTGCCGTAGAGGGCACCCATCCGAGACCATCAAGTTGCGCCTAAGTCCTTGAGATGCTTGATGTGCATCGTCATCGGTTGAAGGCGATGCGCGGGTGTGCGAACATGGGTGTGCCCAACACGAGGTTATCAATGGACAACGATAAAGCCAAATACGCCAGTCCGCTCGCCACACGACTTATGAGAGCTGCAGGAAAGCTGCTCGGGTCGGGAGAAGAGTTGGTTGTAGCCACAGATCTAGGACTTGAAACCTATGATCCCAGGCGCAGCACATCGGGAGACTCTGCGAAAATGCGCCAGATGCGGCGTGCGAAGAGCAGGGCGAGCAGCATCGCGGGAGCAATAGACTGGTCTCGCCGCGCTAGATATAACGACTTCCGTGAGATGGGGGCAGAGGTCCCCGAGCTCGGTACGTCCCTTGATGTGATGTGTAACTTCGTCTTCGGCGGGGACTCAGGCGCCGGGGCCAATGATGATGATGGTCCGAGGGTCGTTTTCCGAGAGGGCACCTCCGACGCCGTTCGCTCCGTGGTTGAGCAGGCCGCGACAGAGTTGGACCTAAACGCGTTCATGCTAGCTGTTTTCAGAGAGGGGATGCAATTCGGGGACTCCTTTACAGAGATGGTGTTCACCAGGGACAGCCTGGTCGACCAAAAGCCTCTTGTTTCCGACTCAACTGACGTGGTTTGGGACGATTACGGATCACTCAAGGGATACCGGTATGCGCCGTCAAGAAGCTATGGCACCCCGACTGCCATGGGGGGCATCCTCTTGGCGCCATGGCAGGTTCTGCATTACGCGCCTGATCGCCCGCGAGGCCACAAGTATGGTCGAAGTAACTGGTTCTCTGCTCGGAAGCTATGGAGGATCTCTCAAGCCAGCCTTGATGTACTATCAATATTGGCCATTTTAAGGGCGTCCGCTAGGAAGAGCGTGGCCCTCCCCGTGCCTGCCGGAATCAAAGAGGACGAGGTTCTCGATTTTGTTGAAAAGCTCAAGAGCGGCGCATGGAGAGACGACTTCTTTGACAGCGACGGCGTGCTGCGGCACCGAATAGCATCGATGTTGGAGTTGGATGACATCATCTATCCATATCGACAGGGGACGGAAAAGCCCACCTTCCACAACGAGCCTTCCGCAGACATCACGCAACTTACCGATCTGCAAAAATACCTACAGGAGAGTTATTTTGTGTCGACCGGGGTTCCTGCGGCCCTTTGCGGACTTGAGCGAAATGTTAACGCTCGATCAACCCTCGAGCAGCAGGGTCTCCATTTTGTTAGGACGGTGCGGCGGCGCCAGATAGAGATTGCCAGGATCGCCATGGACGTGCTCGTCAGGGCGTGCCTTGTGAAGGGAATCAGGCCATCAGCAGGGGACTTCAGATACGTGATGCCCACTGTCAACACATTCGACCTGAAGCTTCGCGCCGAGGTGACGAGGATTCGCGCCGAGTCCGCGAAGATTCTCTCCGTAGACATGGGGGTTGATCTTCGGTGGGTTTACACCCGTGTTCTTGGCATGTCTGAGCGGGAGGCGACCGACGCCATTCAAGGCCGATATGAGGCCGATGCCGCCGAGGGAATTTCTGTCGACAGCGCGTCTCCACTTAGGGGTGGCGTCTCTTCGTTGAGGCACGCACATGAAATCGCCGAATATGCTCAGGTTTTACGTGAGCGCGTAGAGGAGGAGCGTGCATCGCTTGCGGGTGCAAGGTGAACCGACCGTTGCCCCATGGCCAAGATCTCTCCAAGAACGAGAGGCTCTTGGGGTATATGGAGGGAGTCCTACGGGACGCCTCTGCGCTTTGCGAGGACGTTCGTTCGGGGGTACTCAGGGTGCCCATCGCCGAGGTGGACACTAGCGGGTCTTCTGCAGCCCTTGCCGCAACGCGTCGTAGATTCAACGCCCGGTGGCTTACCGCGCTTAATACATTTCAGGAGCGTGCCGGCGCCCTTCCGTCAGGTTCTCGTGCGCTTGAGTCAGAGGTGCTTCGACTTCAGAACGAGTGGCACCGAATCATCCGGCAAAACTGGGAGGAGGCGTGGAAGTCTGGGTACAGATCCAGGGGGCGCTTGCCTCCTTCCACGTCCAGGCAAGTATATGCTATCAGCCCACAACTCAAGGCAGAAGTGGAGCGCCAGCTTACCCATGCATCTCGATTTGCCCAGGAGTTAGCCTCTGGTGACTTGCGGCGCCCAGTCGTCTATGTGGACGGGAGGACGCGCCCCCGCATGTCGGTCGGAAACCGCTCTCAACTTTACTCGAGGGCGATCAACGGCGCGTTTCAGTGGGGTGCTGTGGACGGCGGGTTACCCGGCGAGCGGATTTGGTGGAGGCTCGGGGCGTGCGACCACTGCACCGACTGCCCCGCGCTTGCGGCTAGCGGTCCATACACACGAAACACGTTGCCGACGGTGCCGGGTCAGGGTTTAACCCGGTGTTCCCACAACTGTTGTTGCATTTTGGTGTTCAAGGCTGGGCCGATACCTCGGCGCGAGGCACCTGAAGACCTGATCGCGGACGTGCTGGGCCCCCCGCAGCCGCTTCCTGGCTTCAGGGCGCCCTCTGAGCGGGAGTTGACAGTAATACTGGACCTCGAGGCTCGGATGAACTTTGCGCGGCGTAAGATGGCCCAACTCCGTGGCACAGAGGGTGCCAAGGGGTGGATGACTACTCGTAGCCGACTCAACGGGCAGCTCATTGACTTCATGGAAGCGCGGAATATCTACTGGACGCCGAGGTTCAGCGTCCCTGAGGTCATTGACGGGCTCGACATCACGATGCCCAACATCGACTCAATGATGTTGCGTGGCCTTGACGGGTTCACCGTTCACGCTGCAGAGATCCCCAAGCTAATGG